GTTTTATTATTTTTGTCTCCAACATTACTTTTAGGTCCTCGTGTAGTTACACCTAATTCTGCAGGTCCTTTTAAATCTCCTGGTCCAGGTCCAGGTCCAGTGCTAAAATCATCTCTCGAAGCATCTCTACCACCTTTAGCTTTTAATACTCTAAATTTTCTTTTCATTATTTTCTAGCCCTCTTTCTTGCAATCTCAACTTTCGCATCAGCAATTCTAATTCTTTCAGCTGCTTGATCTTCGTTGTTTTCTAATTTCATTTTCTCAATATCTAATCTTTCATCAATTTCATTTTCTCTAATTTCATTTGAATTAAAATCTTGGTCTGCTCTTCTTTGAATATCGACTGCTCTTAAATCTAATTCTCTTTGTTTAAGAGCAACAAGTGGATCTTGTTTTTGACCTGACGCTTCACTTTGAGCTAATTCAATTGTAAGTTCTGCAACTCTTGCTGCAATCATTGCATTGATTTCTACTTGAGCTCCTTGTTGATCAGATTGTAATCTCATTTGCATCATACCGTCATCTGCAATCATTGCTCCGATTTCTCCTTGAGCTTTTAAAGAAATATGTTCAGATATGTGAGCTTGTAAAGCAGTATAGACTTGTGGATTAATTTGTACCATTCTTGTAGACATAAATGCTCTATGTGCATTGATATGTGCGTCATGATCCTGATCTGCAAAAGCTTTTAAAGGTTTCATAGCTAATACATCCATATTTTCTGTAGCAGGATCTTTAGGCATTGGTTTTTCTAAAGGTTTTAAAATTTGATCTATATCTTGAGTACCTAATGCTTCATAAACTCTACGATATGCTTCTCTTAAATTGTGCATCATAGGATTTGACATAGCAATCTTTAAATTTTCGTTAGCTAAAGTTACTCTTTGTGCCATACTCATGATATTAGGGTCGGCAACTGGAATAACATCCACTCTATCATCGAAATCAGTTTGTTTTACGGCTTGATCTGCACCATATACTGAATATGGGTAGATTGGTGGTAGATATGTAGCAAATACTTTTGATAAAAGTCTAAATTCTCTTCTCATTGAGTAGTAACATCTCTTGTGTATAGCACTCATGACTCTCGAACCACGTTCAAGTAGTGAAACAGTGGTACCGACAGCTCTATTTTGTAAATCATTACCAGTATCCATGTTAGTTATAGCTGCAAACTTCTGTCCAGCTTGTACAACAAAGCCCATTAGTTGGTATAATGTAGCTGATGGTTCCTTAAATGGTAAGATTTGAAACTGATCTTTGATATTTCCACCTGGTGCGTCTACATCTCTAAACTCTCCTGGTTGAAATGGTTGGTCATCGTCTCTAATTCTTATACCTCTAGACTTAAATCCAGCAGGTAAGTTTGATAATGTTCCAGCATCAAGTAATTGTCTCAATGCTTGAGTAGCAGTTCTACTTAATCCACCAATCATATGAGTTAATCCAAACCCATAAAACCCTAATCCAGGTAAAAATTTAAAATGTACAAAGTATTCTTTTCTTTTTGCAGCTTCATCTCCAATATCATAATTTCTATATATAGATAATATTTGTCCAGAGCCTTCATCGATTGTTACAATGTATGGAACCTTAACTTGTTTTTCAGAATTTTGCATTTCAAATTCTTCTAAATTTAAATCTACATGCATTTCTAAAATTGAAAAAGAATATTGTCTATCGCCACCTGGTGTGACTCCCTCTAATTCTTGATATTTTTTTTCAATTTCAGTTGGACCACTTGATGTAGGTTTTAGTTCTACATCTCTATAAAATCCTGCTTCTTGTTTTTTTAATATTTCATTCTCACCCATTTTAATAACATGAGTAATTCTTTCACAATCCATTAAGTCCGTTGAGTAATATGGAACTACTAAATCTTCAGCTGGTATAAATTTAGATACAGCTCTTTGCATCACTTCATCATAATAAACTTTTTTAAATGCAGAACCTGCTAGTGCTAAGTAAAATAATAATTGATCAAACTCTGGAGTGTATTCTTCCATCTCTTCAGTAATCATATAGTTCATAAAATCTTGAACTCTTTGTGCTTGATTTACTTTTGCATCATCTTCAACTCCAAGAACTCTAGTTCTAACTGGTCCTGATGAAGGTAATAATTCTTTATAGGCTTGTGCTTGAAAGGATGTAACTGCTTCACTTAATAGTGGATGAGTAACTGAAGCCGACCCTCTAAATGGTCTTGTCATTTCTTTTTGGTTGAGTCCCAATAAATCTAAATTATTGGTATAAGAAGTTTCCCAATCTTTTCTTGAAACTCTATCTTTTTTATAATCGTCAAGTAATTGGTTTGACATTCTTTGTAGAACTTCATCAGAAATTTCCTCTGCAATATTTTTATAAAAATTATCTGCAGCATCTGCGACTTTATCTATTGTGCTAGAAGGAACTGAATCTTCAGTTTCTAATTCAATATCAATTTCTTCAGACTCAGGAGTCTCAATTTCTTCACCAATTACTTTTTCGATTTCGGCCATTTTAGTTTAGTAAAGTTTAGTTGGTTTCATACCACCCATAGCCATTCCGCCACCACGAGCTTTTACCATTTTACCTCTTTTAGCTCCTAAACCAAACCCAAAGTTATCTGTAATAGCATCTGCTTGGCTTTTAGTTTTAGGCATTGTAGGTGATAGATCACCATCTTCTCTTCTTTTAGTAACAGCTTTTTTACTTTTTTCATTTGCAGATCTAACCTTGTCGCCTTTTTCTCTAATCTCTCTTGGATTTGCATCTTTATCTATAGTAAATTTTACTTTTCCACCAGTCATTGTTTTTGAACCACTATCTGCAGCTCTATTTTTTGATGAAGGTGTTTTTGCTCCTGGAGGTGCTCCAGTGGGATCCATTCTTTGATTTTTCATTCTACCAGCTAATGTAGCTGCACCTATTAAAGCTAAAGCTGCGTTTCTTCTTCTTGATCTTCTTGACATATTTTCTCCTTAATAATATATATATTTTCGTTCCTTATAACTTTCAACCTCATCCTCGTCAGAATAAGTCTTTATAAAAGAACCTTGACGATATCTTAACATAGCTTGTGTGGTACTGTCCACATAATCGTCATGCTCTCCATGAGGAAATGCTGCACATTCCTCAATTACCTCTTCTGCCCAATGTTCATCTCTTGGGTAAAAAACTTGTCCAGCTTCAAATAAAGGAGCACATGCATTTACTCTTGAATGTTTATCTTGTCCTCGTCCAGGTGTATAATCCATAACTGGAATACCCATTCTGCGAAGTTCTTGTAATAAACTTTGTCCACTAGCTTTTGCTTCTATGATAATAGTTTCTGGTTGCCAATACTTGTATTGATCTAGAGCTACCATTTTTAATTCTGGAAAATCATATTTACCTTTGATCGCATCAATTAACATAATAGCATCTGGTTCAGATTCGTGAGGCGTGAATATTCCCCATGTAGTAATGGCTGAGTAATCGGCAGTTTCTTTTTTACTGAATGCCGTGTCGTAAGATTGTATAACATGTTTTAAAGTCGGAAGATCCTTGGTCCACGGAACCCACCAGTCTCTTTTTAAGATAGCTCCTTCTTCTGATGTTGGATTCTGCATGTATTGTGCAGACCAATTTCTAATTGATATTGACGCTTTAACTTTTTCCAGTTCATCTAGATCCCAATACTCAGGCCAAACTGGTTGTACGTTTTCATCTTCTCCAATTAAAGCTGGAAAAGAAATTTTTTCCCACTTATCTGCTTTAGGTTCGTTTTCTGATTTTATTAATCGACCAGTTAAATCATCTTGAGCCCATCTGGTCATTACAAGAACGATAGAGCCTCCCGGTTGTAAACGTTGTCTTGGACCAGACAAGTACCAATCAAAAGTTCTTTCCATCGCACTATCGGACAGTGAGTCTTGTTCCGTATGTGGATCATCGATAATAAGTAAGTCCGCCCCTCGTCCTGTGATAGAACCGCCAACACCCGCTGCAAAATATTCCCCACCTTGATTGGTCTCCCAACGTCCTTTTGCCTTACTATCTTCTCTTAGTTTAACATCTCCAAAGATTTGTTTATACTCTGGGCTGTCAATTAAATTTCTTACCTTAGCACCAAACCTTCCTGAAAGTTCTGCATTGTGTGATACCTGCATTAATTTCATTTTAGGATTTTTTCCTATCATCCAAGCTGGAAAGTATATGGATGCAAATTCAGATTTAGTGTGCCTAGGAGGCATATTAACAATAAGCCTTCCTTTTTTATTCTTAGCTATCTTTGTAAACTCATGTGCTATGTGTTGGTGATGGCCCCATTTATCTGGATCACTATCAGTTTTACAAATGAAATCTGGCCAAACATTCTTTACAAAATACAAAAAGTTATCTTGACATAATTTTATATGTTGAAGCCACACTTTTTCGAGCCTCTTTCGTAGCTGATCGGTGGTTAATAATTCTGTATCAGTCATATCTATTTACTATACCCTCGGGTCCCCAAAAAAGAAAGCCCTTTCATCACAAAGCCAACTACTTCTATCTGTCATACAGGTTATAGGTAAAAGTTAAATAAGTATGTAAAAATTTCCGTAAAAAAATTTAATTTTTTTACTTTCTATTTTTGGATTTTGGTTGGTACCTCTAATGGTACCTAAGCCCCTAAGGGCTTAGGCTTGATTGCTTAGGCTTGTTTGCTTTCTTCTATTACTAGCTTGTCAATTTCTGTATAAGCTAGATCTAAAACTTGGCCCATTGTCATTTGATTTCTTAAACCAACTGAGTGAGTTCTATTATTAGACTTAGACTCAATTAATAAAATCCATCTTCTAGGCTCTAAGATATGTTTAATATCTTTATTGAAGATGGTTTCACACGTGAACCAGTAGCCCTTATAACTATTTTTCATATTAAACCCTATTGATTGTTTTAATAACCAAAGTTAAACCTGCAACGGACAGGGCTAACCCTGTCCAAGCGTCCACTGTAAATAATACAACCACCCCAAAAAATGCGATTGTAAAACTTATAATGATAATAAATATATGTAATGCAATATCCATTATTTAACCTTCTTGTATTTAGTTTTTAATTCAACCGATTCACCGTCAACTAAGAACTGATTATATATCTCAGGGTGTTTTTCTTTAAAAGACTTGATGTCAAATCTAGTAGTATTCTTTAAAAGAATTTCTAAACTGTATTCATGTCCTTTATGTTTACCAACTGTAAACCCCCCAAGTGCTTCAACTATTGGAAGTGTATCTTCTTTAATATCAACCCATAATTTATTAAATGACTTTCTATTAAAGTTAACCTCACAAGCTTTTAAAAGTTGCTGAGATTGTGCAACAAATGCTTTAGTTGCTTTTTGTTTTTTTTGTACTGACATTTTTACCTCTTTTGTTAAGTTGTTTTTTGTTTTTGTACAGTCCCATTAATATAGGATAATTTAAAAAATAGCAAATAAAATAATTATTAAAATTAAAATAAATAACTCTTTTTTTAAGCACCATAAAATTACGTATAAAAGATCCATAATTTAGAACCGTTCTAAACTGCAACTTTGATAAAGCTATTATTTAGATCCTTACGCCCTAAGCCCTTGGCAACCAATCCAACTATAACGCCCCTCGGATCTTTGAAACGAAGATCGTGAAGATCTCCATTAATGACCTTACGACTCAGCCACTTTTTAGGAAGCTTATCTTTAAACACAACAGCCACGTTATGCCCTTGCTTTATGGCTTGTTTAATATCTCCATCATTAGCCCCCGAATCGCTGAAGGTGATATTTAAATTTTTATGATTATGATCTAAATAATTTAATACCTTGGTATACTCATAAAATTGAACATCAGGGTGGAGCTCATGAAGGGTTGACCCTCCATCAACTTTCATACGATGCCAAGCCAGGTCGCTTGTGCCGTTTAATCTTACAGCAAATTTAAAGCCTTGATTCTTAGCACGCTTTTTGAGCTGCTCAATTTCTTTTGATAGCTCCCACAAGAAACCGTTCTTATTTGTAAAATAATGCTGAGTCTTATTTATTCTAGCACGCTGTACCGAATTCATTTGGCCACGTCCTGAAGTATTCAAACAGGGGTCAACACATCCACCAGGACCAGTCACGGCCTTAGGACAAACATTTTTGCCACTCATATCATAAGGGGCCAAATGTAGAATTGCGGTTTTATATCCAAACTTCTCACCCTTAGCCATTTTGGTTTGACTGTAATAATTAAGTAGTGGCATCGGTTACCTCCTTAAATTTTTCTAGCTTCTTACTTTGATCAATTACAATTTCTATTAATTCATCAGTTTTTAAAAGCTCTAGACTTTCTTTAAGCTCTTGAAGGTCCGCACCATCGTCACTAAAATCTTCAGGACTCAGGCCAAAGCTAGCGGCCTCCATTGCTTCAGCTGCTTCCTTCTCGGTCCACGGTTTATCTTTTGGCCATCCTTTAGGCGGTGTTATTTTTTTATTCATTTTATTTCTCCATTTAGTTAATGCATCTTATTAACATGGGATAGGCTCAGCTGTCAACTTTTTATTTTAGCTGCTATAGACTCAGGCCCAATAAGACTCAGGACCAATAAGACTCCAGGACCAATTAAAAAAATTTAAATTTTTTTAAATTAGTTAATAGGGTAAACGAAAAAAAGTTGCATATAAGAGTTTCATCTCGCCCACATATATAGTTATACATGAACGAGAAAATTGTTGCATAGGGCTTGATAGAAATATCAATTTTTAGTTATAGGGTAAAAGGTAAAACTCTGCATAGCAGAGTTTTACGCAGAGATGCGTGAGACGTGGTTATTGCGTCAAGATTTTTTGCATTGCGTCTTTTAAATTAAGTGATGAGTAGGCACGAACCAACGTTCTCGGTTCACGAACCACGAAAAGTTGTAAATTTTGAGAGGTTCTCTGCGAGAGGTCTTCTCGCAAGATAAACGAAGTGCCCCCATTTTTGAAATGTGTTAAGTGCCAATTGATTTGATACTTTGAAAGTCCTAAATTCTTGACATCATTTGACTTGAGCTCTATCCAAATACTTTTCTTATTTATCAACCAATAAACGTCTGGAATTCCATTGATTGTATTACTTTCTATGCGAAATAATTGACCTTTTAACTTAAGTAATTTAATTCGTTTCCACAAATTACTCTCTGATTTTTTCATGTCTATATCAAGTCAATATAAACGAAAAAAAGCCCAGATCAACTCTCGCATAGCTGGGCTTTTAGATATCCTTTGAAAGTATATATTGTTTTTTAATTTTTGATACTTATTTTTTTAACTCTAATTTTTTATCTTGTATCTGTTGGCATAGTTTGTTTCTAATATCACAATACCAATTATGTAAATGTTTATCTTCATTTATATTATAACTTATACCTAAAGTTTTTTGAATAATGATATATAACTTATCGTCTATATCCATAAACTCGCTATCAGTTAAGGGGTAGTCTGTTTTTTCCTCAATACCGAATATTTTTGATAACTCACTTAATACTTTTGGGTCGTCAAGTTTATCAAAGTTAATTGCTTTATTAAAACCAAATGGGTCATTGTTATATTTTGTCATATCCATAAATCCTTAATTTTTTTCAACTTTAATTCAGCACACCTTAAATCTTCTTTTATATCTTCATAATTAGGTTGTTTTTTTAACATTTTAATAAATGCTCTTCTTACATGGACATCTGACATAGTTTCTACGTCAATCCAATCTTGCTTACTTTCACTAAAATATTCTGTCTTTAAGTTTTTAGTCATTTTTTTTATTCCTCGCTTTCTGTTTTTGATTTTTTAAATATTCTTTATCCCAAAAATGAATAACTATTTTTCCATTAATTTTATGAAATGTATCATAATCAGTATCTATACTAAAATTTTCTTTAAGTCTTTTTTCAACTTCAGTATATTCTATTGGTCTATTTATTCTCATTTATTCCTCTCTATATTCTTTAAATAGTTTTTTTACGAATTTTTTTAAATCTTTAAACTCTTCTCTGGGTGTAGTTTCATTAAACCACCAATCAACTTTAGTATTAATTTCTAACGCCTTTAAAATTTCTTT